CGTTGGACACCTTCCGATAGTAACCGTATCGCTGGGAAAATGGAAATACACCGCCGATTAGGCGATAACGAGTTTACCGGCGAGCCCACGGTTAAGTTTTTCAACACGTGTACAAATATAATAAAGCAATTGGCGGGAATTCCTCTGTCGAAAACAAACTCTGAAGATGTTGATACCAAAGCAGAGGACCATGCGTATGATGCTCTACGCTATATGCTAATGACTCGTACATCTGGATATGCCTCCATCCACAAAACATTGAACGATATCAAGAATAGCACGTTTCGACCCCAAGATTCAACATTTGGATACTAAATGGCTAAGGTAACTCCAAAACAAGAAACCCTCGATAACTTTGAGAAGTTGTATAATATCCTGTTTTCTGGAGAAATACCAGATCGTGATGACTTGTTTGAGCGGGTAAAAGCCGGTGATGATTTAACGATACGTGAAGCTTTTATAGCGCGTACGTATGCTCAAGGCATTAATATTGCCGACGCTGTAGCAAAAGATGAACGTCTCGGGCCTATCGCAAAAGAACTCGAGTCTCGTTTTGGAAAACCGAATACAGACCAGCCGGTTGTTGCTGGAGGTCTCGCAAAACAAGTTGAAGCCGTTGCGAGTAAAGCTGGAGGGCTAGACGCCTCTTACCAGCAAGTAATTACTGAAGCTGAAGCAGGTAAAGTAACAGGCATCAGTACACAGCTAAAAGCACTTCAACGTCAAATTGAGAGCTTTAAAAAGGGTGCACTCGGCAAAGTCGGCGGCACAACAGACTTAAAGTTCGCTAAAGCACCTACAGACCGCACAATTAAGGCTGTCATTGACGGTATCGCACGTATTCCAGACGAAAGTCTTCGTGATGCGGTGTACCTGTCAATTTTTGGTATGCGAAGTAAAGCACTCTCACAAATGGCTACGGATTTTGAATCTGCGTCTGAGTTAGAAGTGCCGCGTCCATATTTTGACGCAGAAACAGGCACTGTTGAAACACCGAAAATTAAAGGACGTAAACAGCTAGGCGAACCTCGTAAAATGGGGCCGATTGCGACCTCTATTCTACAGAGACGAGCACAAGCGGCAATAGATGCAGGTGAAGCGTTTATTTTCCCGGATATTACAGACGCACAAATTCAAAAATCCTTAAAAGACTACGTATTTAACCCGAAGTTTTTTCCGCAGGCTGAAATAAATCGTTTAGGTCGCGCACCCACAGGTATGACGGATTTACGTCGGTTATTCGTATCTTACGTCGGCGCAAACTACCCAGATGACTTGGCTACGGCTGAAACTCTTCTCGGTCACAGCGCACCTCCGAAAGGGGCTACAAAAGTCGGTGCACGATTCTACTTAACCGTAGATAGCACTGAAGCGGAAGCTATTGGTACATTCTTAACCGAGTTTGAGCAAAAGGTAGCAAAATTAGCGGGTGCGGATTCTTTCAATAGTTTTAGTGCAAAACTCGGCATTCCTTTTGATGATAACACGGTAACTCCTTTCGTAGATATCGAGACGCAAAAAGAAGAGATTAAAGCAGGCATTCGGGAAAAGCTCGAGACAGAAAAAGTCCCGATGAGTGCGAAATATCGTAAAGCTCTTGAGAATGAACGTATTGAGACGGCTAATCGTGGAGCTAATGAAGCTAAACGTGCCGCTGAACAAGCTGGACTAGAAGCTGAGATAATTAAGCAAAAACGACTTGAAGAACAGCAAAAAACGGCCGGGATGCAGGACGTTGCTCCAACAAAAGCCGAGCGAGTCCAGCAGAATGCCCTCAACCGCATTGATGAGGTCGTTGAAAAGACAGGTGGGGGTTTAGACCTCGGAGACATATTTAACTTCGGAAAGAAAGGGATAACTAAAGCTCTCGGAGCGTTAGGTGTTCCGGGTATGGGCTACCTCGATACAGAAAACAGACTCAAAGTCCTCGAAGAAGCTGGGTATGCAGGCCCTACAGCAGAACAGTACGTCACTCAAGATATAGGCATGAAAGAAGGCCCATTAGGTATGGTAGAGCTTGTTGGTCAAGGTTTACGCGGTGGAGCTGAAGCTTTAGGTCTTGCAGAACCAAAGAGTCAAGAAGAAATTGATGCACAACAAGTGCAAGCATATGAAAATCAACTATTACAAATGGGCATTAACCCTGAAGACGTGAAAGCACGTTAACCAACGGAGAATAACATGAAAGACATCATGAATGCTGACAAGTACGGAGTCGACTACAACTGCGGAGAGAACAACCTCTACCGTGAAGGTAAAGATTTCGATAACGTCGCTAAGACAGACGTTCTCATTGAGAGCATGCCTAAAAAGCAAACAAAGACTACAGTGGACGCTAGTTTCCTCGCAAAAGCGAACGAATACCCACTCTCTTAATACTATCTTATCGTAACTAGGTAAAGACTATGTCCGACAACGGATTCTTACAGCCGCCAGATGACGGTGAAGTAGAAGTACCTAACGCTGACGAACAAATGGTTGGTCTTGCTGGGCACATCCGCTCTAAGTTCGAAGATGCTGAAAACGGCCGTCGATACCACGAAGAACGGTGGCTTCAAGCCTACAAAAACTTCCGTGGAATTTACGACTCAACGACTCAGTATCGCGACTCCGAGCGTTCTCGTGTATTCATCAAGATCACAAAAACCAAGGTTCTTGCGGCGTACGGGCAAATTGCGGACATTTTATTTGCGAATAAGAAGTTCCCGATTGTTGTCGAATCTACACCTGTTCCTGAAGGAATTGCGGAGTTTGCACACCTAACAAATCCGCTCGATCAAGCTGAACAACCTGTACAAGATCCTTATGGATACGCAGGAGACGGGCGAGATCTTCCTCCGGGTGCAACTGAAGCAACGACTAACTTCGGTAAATACGAAGGGATGCCTGTATCTGAAGGTCCTGCTAAGTTCGGAGAACCTCAGGTATCTCCTGCACGTGAAGCGGCTCGGATGATGGAGAAACAAATCCACGATCAGCTCCTCGATACGAACGCAGTAAATGTTCTTCGTAACGCAATATTTGAGTCGTCACTTCTTGGTACAGGCATCATAAAAGGACCCTTTAACTTTTACAAGCGAGTTCATAAGTGGTCAAAAGGTGAAAGTGGTGAACGTGAGTACATGCCAGACGAGAAAGTAGTCCCTCGTATTGAGCATGTATCTATTTGGGATTTCCACCCTGATCCTTCCGCTACAAGCATAGAAGACTGTGAGTACGTCATTCAACGTCACCGCATGTCTCGCCAACAATTACGTAACTTAGTAAATCGCCCTTATTTTAACCCAAATGCAATTGAAAACGTATTAGTTAAAGGGCCTAACTACGAAGATAAATACTACGAAGACACAATTCGTGAAGAAGATACAGCCCCTAACTATAACGAGAATCGTTATGAGGTCCTCGAGTATTGGGGCGTTCTCGACGCTAACTTTGCCCGTGAGGTAGGCTTGGAGCTACCTGATACAATTTCTGAGCTTGACCAAGTGCAAATTAACGCTTGGGTATGTGGCTCTGAAGTTATTCGCTGTGTGCTCAACCCATTTACGCCTGCCCGTATCCCGTTCCACGCATTCCCTTACGAGATTAACCCGTACCAGATATGGGGAGTAGGCGTTGCTGAGAACATGGAAGATGCACAGATGCTAATGAATGGTCATGTTCGCATGGCAATTGATAACTTAGCTCTGGCGGGCAACCTCGTATTTGATGTGGATGAAGCGTCGCTTGTGCCCGGTCAAAACTTCGATATCTTCCCCGGTAAAGTATTCAGACGTCAATCTGGTGTAACAGGAACAGCGATTAACGGACTCAAGTTCCCGAATACTGCTCCAGAGAACATTCAGATGTATCAGATTGCCCGTCAGTTGTCTGATGAAGAGACAGGCATCCCCTCTATTATGCATGGTCAAACAGGCGTAACAGGGACCGGACGTACAGCCTCAGGGCTATCTATGTTGCTTTCGTCGGGTAACCTCTCAATTAAAACTGTGATTAAGAATATTGACGACTATTTGTTGAAGCCTCTCGGAGAAGCATTCTTCCAATGGAATATGCAATATAACGACTCGTCACCAGAGATTATTGGAGATCTCGAGATTAAACCACGCGGCACATCCGCGGTTATGCAAAAAGAGGTACGTACACAACGCCTCACAACGCTTTTGCAAACAATTGCTAACCCGATGCTCGCTCCGTTTATTAAAATCCCTAACCTCGTCAAAGAACTCGCGATATCACAGGACATTGATCCGGATTTGCTTGTGAATGATATGGAAGAGGCAAAACTCTACGCAGAAATGCTAAAAGGACTACAAAATGCTCAACAAGGAACAGGCCCAGAAGGTGGCGTCCCTAGTCAACAGCCCGAAGGCGTGGGAGGGTCTAACGCAGTATCTAGCGGACCTACACCAGTTGACAATTCGGGGGTTGGTGGCGGCACAGTCGGAACGGGAGATGTTCCGGTTGCAGGGGAAGCTGGATTTACTGGAAACTCTCCTCAACCTCAAGAATAACCATAAAAGTGTAGTGGAGCAAGATGGCAACTCTAAGTCCCTATGAGACTGACCCCTTTTACGAAAGACTTCGTGCTAGGGCTAGAGCAAAAAAGACTGCTGAAAAAGCGGGTCCTACGCTCGATTTTGGTAGTCAGTCGTCCTCACAGAGTGATGGACCGGGAATTGATGTCGTCGGGACGCAATTAACATCCGCACTAGCTCCTACTGCGGAAATCGCATCTCCATCTGCACGTATGGATGTAACAGATGTTAATCCGGTTGTCGGGCAGGCACAGCCTAAATACGGCGTCACAAAAGATTACACAACTCTTATGCGTATTGCGGACGGTGTTTCTGCAAATGCTATGCCCCTCTTTGCGGCCGGTGTGATGGAAAGCACTGCCCCTATTGTGGCCGCGGCAAAGGGTGAAGCTCTTAAAGTAGGTATGGGACAAACGCCTAAATACTTACGCGAATCTCCTGTTGTCGGCGGATTACCAACACAAGTAAGTGGTTTTCAGGCCGGAACAAGTTATTTACGAGAACCTACAGGTGCTTACCGTGAAGTATCGTGGGATGAGATGGGAGACTACCCAGAAGGTGCAATACTCAGTGCCCGTGAAGCCGCTCAAAGAAACCCGATAGGTTGGGTTGGCCCGGACCGGACAACGCCGATGGGTCAAATTGCTGATGCTGGGTTAAAAGTCATGAGCGTACTAAACCCTATGGCTGGAATACTCGGCATGGTGACTGGGGAAGTTCTAGAAACTCCAATCGGCACTCCGTACGCAACAGGGTCGGGCCTTGCGGGAATGATTGCAAAGAATAACTACCAGACTATGTGGGACACTCACGAAAAAATGAACGCTGGTCTTCCCGGTAATTTTGGCATGAAAGTCGGGAATAGCTACGTAACATACCAAGCTACTGAAGGGCTCTTAGGAACAGGAGCTAAAGTTGTTGGCCGCAATATGAATGCGGAACAATTTCAAAAAATGTACGCAACCCAATTAGGCTACGATTACCGCACAGTTGATTTTAACAACTCAAAGGCCGGAGAACTACAGGGCGAACGTCTCCAAGGTTTTTCAGATGGCGTCGGCGGATTTTCTGCGAGTACAGGGGAGTTCGTGGATAGCCGGGGCACCACCTATAATGATTTAACACGAGAGCAAGTACAGAACTACGTGGACTCTCTTTCGTATAGCCCTGCACAGTTAGAAGGTGCTCTCACAGCGTTAGAGGGTAAAAAGGCCGCGGCGGCAGACTCGTGGTTTGGGGCTGACTACAAACAGCAAACTTACCAGATGGCTATTGACGAAGTTCGAGGCCGGATGCAAGAAACACAGGACCTGCTATCAGCCCTGTCACCTGAAGAGTATACCATCGCGATGCAACAACTAAGTGCGCCGACTGCATCTCGTATGACTCCAGAACAGATCCGAAAAGCAGGTTCCGTTATTAATTTAATTGAGAATAGTGCATCACCTTCAGCAACGCAGTGGAGAACTGTTGTTGATCCGGTAACTGGAAAGGTAAATCGGTACAACTTTAATTTGGATCAATCATCGGACCCGGTAGCAGGGCCTACTGAAGGTACGCAAGTTGTAGGGGGTAAGACCTACACGACAGTATCCGGTGGAGGCGATAGTGATAACGCTCCGGGACCAAGTGAAAGTAGATCGTCTGTGTCGGAAGCGGCCGCAATGGAAGATGCGTATGACACTTCTTCTGCTACTTACTTTGCAAAAGGCGGCCGCGTTAATAAAGCAATGGGCGGTAAACAAGATTCTGTAGGCCCTATTGGATTTGTTAATGGACGTACTCCAGAAGAAGTTACCGATGCTGACACAGTACGTGATGATGTTGAAGGGTCAGTTCCAGAGGGTACTTTTGTTATCAACGCGGCCGCTGTAGAGCGGTACGGAAGTGAACGAGTTCGTAAACTTTTGATGTCGTCGTTGCAAGAGGCTGAAAAGCAAGGGATTGACATATCCAGCACTGACAGTACAATTACCGATGAGGAGTCTGTTTCTGTAGCAGTCTCTGAGGGTGAGGTACTCGTCCCACCTATCTTAGTAAGAATTATCGGTTTACAAAAGCTCGAGAAGATTAATGCACTTGGCGAAGCGGAAGCTGAAGACCGTGTCGAAGAATATGGTCAAGCTGAAGTATCAGAGCCAATAGAAGGTGAAGAGACTGTGCAAGCTTCTATGGGCGGTGGATTTATTAACACTCAAGTTTAATTCGGGATTCTCCTCCCGTCAATTTTAATGGCTACCCTGCAATTCCGCAGGCCCCATCAACAACCTACGGCTACCCTCAGCCATGAGGCCCCGTGAGATAGGAGACTAAAATGGCAAGACAAAAAGGGCATCGCGCCAACAAATCAAACGACTCTTTCGGAACGATCAACAATGATCAACTTTATCGAGGAAAATACCGAGAGGACGTTTATAAAGACGAAGAAGAAGAAACCGCAGTAATCGAGGACCCCTCAGAAGAAGAGGCTACTCCTGAAGAGACTCAAAGTTTCGCGGAACCAAAAGAAGGTTCTGATACTGACTACAAAAAACGCTACGATGACTTGAAGAGACACTACGACTCTAAATTAGAGGAGTGGAAAACTGAGAGACAAGAATTAGCTAACGCACAACAAGCGGGTCGTGAAAGTGGTCTTTCCACTTCAGAGCTTCCGAAAACTCCAGAAGAACTGGAAGAATTCAGAGCAAAGTACCCGGATGTGTACGCAATTGTAGAGACAGTATCAACGCTTCAAGCGGAAAATCGGCTTAAAGAGCTTAAAGATGAAGTTGACCAACTCAAAGGTAAAGAGAAAGATTTAATCGTCCAAAGTGCATATAAAGAATTACTTTCTGCACACCCTGATTTTTCTGAACTTAAAACCGATGAGAAGTTTTTGATGTGGTTGGATGAACAGCCCGCTTCAATTGCTGACGGAATCTATAAGAACAATACCGATTCACGCTGGGCTATTCGAGTCTTAGATTTGTACAAGGCAGATACTGGCGTTAAAACACGCAAGAAAACAAAAGATGCCGATCCAGCCGCAGTGGTAAAGACCAGTGCCGCAAAAGATGTGGTTGGAGAAGCTTCCGGAGAAAAGAAAATCTGGAAAGCTTCAGAAATAGGTAAGATGAAGCCGTGGGAGTTCGAAAAACTTGAACCCGAACTCGATGCCGCAAGAGCGGAAGGCAGAATCGATTACTCACAATAACTTAACAAGCTATCTCATAAGGAAACATAACAATGGCTTTTGGAGTTGCATCAGGTTATACCAACCTGCCAAATGGTAACTTTACTCCAGAGATCTTCTCCCAGAAGGTCCTGAAGTTTTTCCGTCGTGCTTCTGTCGTAGAAGACATCACCAACACTGACTACGCTGGTGAGATCGAAAACTACGGCGATACAGTACGTATCATCAAAGAACCAACAATCACAGTTTCTGCGTACTCTCGTGGTACAACTGTATCTGCACAAGACTTGGCAGATGCTGAAACTACAATGGTTGTTGACCAAGCGAACGCATTCGCATTTGCAATCGACGACATCGAAGAGCGTCAGTCACACGTCAATTTTGAGGCGTTGGCTACTTCTTCAGGTGCTTACTCACTGAAGCGTAAGTTCGATGCTAACGTTCTTTCAGCAATGGCCGCTGGTGCGGGCATCTCTGGATCAACATACGGTACAGCCGCTGGCGGTATCGGCATCCACGGTGCTACAGGCGGTGACGCCGCTGTCAACCTGTTGCTCGCGATGGCTCGTGCTCTCGACGACAACTCAGTCCCAGAAGAAAACCGTTTCTTCGT